CCGGGGCTATGTGATCTCTGCGATGGAGCGGTGCGGCTTCAAGCCCACCGACATTGAACAGGTCATGCTGGAGCTCCACGAGGTTTTTGACTACACTACCCCGGAGGAGGCTGCGGCTTACTACGAGCGGAGCCCCTATTGACTTCTGGACAAAGTGTCCAGAGGTCACACCATCAAGCGGCCAGCGCCCTATGCGGGTGCTGGCCGTTTCCTTTATCCATACCGTTTTAAGAGGGAGGTATTTTATGCAGGCACAGGTCAAATACGAAAGCGAGATCAAAACTGCCGTTCTTGGGGATCGGACGATCACCGTCAAGAATGTTACCCCCATATACTCGCCGCAGGAGCGGGACAAACGAAACCGCGAAATTGAACGGCGGCTGTTTGATGTGTTCGTAAAGTACGCCGGACAGAGGGGGTAGGCCGGAGTCATCCTTGTTGCATGGGGGCATTAGAGGTATAATATAGTTGTAGGTTGGCTCCCATTTATGGAAAGGGAGCTAATTATGGATAACAGAATTGACGCGATTTATGGGCGGCAGTCGATTGACAAAAAGGACAGTATCAGCATTGAAAGTCAGTTTGAATTTTGCCGTTACGAATTGAAAGGCGGTGAGGGCCGGGAGTACAAGGATAAAGGTTACTCCGGCAAGAATATTGAACGCCCGGACTTCCAGCGGCTTTTGCAGGACATCAAGCTGGGGCTCATCAAGCGGGTGATTGTCTACAAGCTGGATCGGATCAGCCGCTCCATTGTGGACTTTGCAAAGCTCATGGAGCTGTTCAAGCAGTACAATGTGGAGTTTGTGTCCTGTACGGAAAAATTTGATACCTCTACCCCGATGGGCAGGGCGATGCTCAATATCTGTATCGTGTTTGCCCAGCTGGAACGGGAAAGCATCCAAATGCGCGTGCAGGACGCTTTTTATTCCCGGTGTACCAAAGGCTACTATATGCGGGGCCGGACGCCATACGGTTTTGATACTGAGCCCATCGTCATGGACGGGATCAAGACAAAGAAGCTGGTGGAAAACGCGGAAATGGATTTTGCCGAGCTGATGTACCAGATGTATGCGGAGCCGAGCAGCTCCTACGGCGATATAACCCGGTACTTTGTCAAAAACTCCATTGATGTCTATGGAAAAGCCCTGCAACGGGCCTTTATCTCAAAACTGCTGAGAAATCCGGTCTATGTCCAGGCCGATATGTACATCTACGAATACTTCAAAGCCCAGGGCGTAAAAATCGAAAGCCCCCCGGAAATGTTCACGGGGGACAATAGCTGCTATCTCTACCAGGGCCGGGAGGGTGAAGAACAAATCCTTGTAATCGCTCCCCACCAGGGGCGCATCCCCTCCAGCCTTTGGCTGACCGTCCAGCGCAAGCTGTCACAAAACACCTCATTCCAGAATGGCCGCAAATGCCACAATACCTGGCTGGCCGGGAAAATCAAGTGCGGACGCTGCGGCTATGCTCTGGTGGGCTTGAGAGCCCAAAACGGCGTTACTTACCTGCGGTGCAAGCAGCGGGCCGATAACGGGAGCTGCGAGGGTGCCGGTACGCTGACGGCGCAAAGCATGGAGTCCTTTGTGTATGGCGAGATGGTGGAGAAAATGCGGAAGTATCACACGCTGAAAGGCGGCAAGGAACCGGGATATAACCCCAAACTGACCGCCGCCCGTGTTGCCCTGGCAAAGACGGAAAGCGAGATTGAGAAACTTCTGGACACTTTGTCCGGGGCAAACCCGCTGCTCCTGCAATACGCAAACAATAGGATCGAGGAGCTGGACGCAGAACGGCAAAAGCAGTTAAAGCTGGTGGCCGATCTCACCGCTAATTCCGTTTCGGACACGCAAATTGACTGTATCACGAATTACCTCAACGATTGGGAGTCCGTGAGTTTTGACGATAAGCGCAAGGTGGTTGATATTCTCATATCCCACATTGATGCAACCAGTGAGAGCGTTACAATCCACTGGAAAATCTAAAGCCTGTTTCACTTGGCATTATGCCTTTGTAAAAAATAGTTTACGAATTGATGATCTTTCGGAGGAGGATGCAGGGCTGTTAGCCAGCATTTTTACGGATCACGGAATCGGTATTTGCCTACTTCCGCGCAATGAGTAAGTGCATGGCGGATATGACATACATCAAGCTGTTCATCGATTACTTAGATGCGATAGAACCGCTCGGTGACGCAGAGAGGGGGCGGCTTTTCACTTCCTTGTTGGTTTATGCAAGGACGGGCGAAGCCCCGCAGCTCGGCGGGAACGAACGGTTTTTATTCCCGATGATGCGGGCGCAGATAGACAGGGATAGACCAAAGTACCGATCTGGAGAAAACCACCCGAACTGGAAAGGCGGCATAACCCCACAGAATCAAAGAGAGCGCGGAAGCCCGAAGTATGCGGCGTGGAGAAAGGCTGTGTTTTCGAGAGATAAATATACTTGCCAAGTTTGTGGAAAGCGAGGAGGAGAATTAAACGCACATCATTTGATGCCGTGGGCGAAAAACAAGGAATGTAGGTTTTCCGTAGAGAATGGAGTTACGCTTTGTAAGGACTGCCACATGGATGCACACAAGAGGGAGTAAAAATGAATATTTGCTATGTCAAAGCCTATTTTGACTGGATAGAGCAAACAGCCGCCTTGTCAGATGCCGAGCGAGGGAGACTATTTATCGCCATACTGGAATATGCGCGGTCAGGGCTTGAGCCAAAACTCGACGGGCGAGAGGGTATTCTGTTTCCAGTATTCCGGACCACGATAGACCGAGACAATAAAAAATCTGCCTCTTACTCCGAGAACGGGAAGAAGGGCGGCAGGGGCAATAAAGCTAACGAAAGCGACTTAAAGCAAAATAAAGCTAACGAAAGCAAAATGCCTAACATAAGACATAAGACACAAGACAAAGACAAAGACAAAGACAAAGACAATAGCGCGTCGCCGTTTGAATCGTTTTGGGCGGCATATCCCCGGAAAGTCGGAAAGCAGGCCGCAAAGAAAGCATTTTCCAAGGTTTCTGTGCCGGTTAAAACGCTTATCGATGCCGTCAACAGTCAGAAAAACAGCGAACAGTGGCGCAAGGATAACGGTCAATACATCCCAAACCCAGCCACGTGGCTGAATCAAGGCCGGTGGGATGATGTGCTGACGGGGGCCGGAGCGCAACAAACGAAGGAGGAGTACCATGTCGGAACATGGCTGTGACATTTGCGGCGGGTTGGGCTACACCGTTCGGCGCACGGAAAGCGGCGAACTGGTGAGCAGAACCTGCAAATGCGAGATCATCCGCCGAAATAGGCTCCGCATGGAGCGTTCCGGGCTTCTGGGACTGCTGGATAGCTGCACCTTTGAGTCGTTCCAAACTCAGGAGTATTGGCAACAGGCCGCAAAGCAAGCGGCGGAGAGGTATTTGACCGACTGGAAAGGCAAGTGGTTTTTCATCGGTGGCTCTCCCGGTACTGGGAAAACGCACCTGTGTACGGCGATTTGCTCCAAGCTGATGGACGGCGGGATCCCTGTGCGGTATGTGCAATGGCGTGGAGATATTCCGGCAATCAAAGCAAAGACCAACGATGCCGAAGCATACGCCGAAGCCATGCAGCCGCTGAAAACCGTCCGTGCGCTGTATATCGACGATTTTCTAAAGGGCAGCGTTACGGATGCCGACAAAAACATCTCCTTTGACCTGCTGAATGCCCGGTACATTGACCCGGATGCAATCACAATCATCTCCACGGAGTTGACCATTGACCGCATTTTGAGCTGGGATGAAGCCATCGGCAGCAGAATCAACCAGCGGGCGAGGGATTATATGCTGAACATCGGGAAAAAGCAGAATTGGAGGCTGAAATGACCACATTGTTATGTTTCATTGGAGTGAGGTATTGAGATGAAGTGTTTAGAGCTTTTTGCGGGGACGCGAAGCATCGGCAAGGCGTTTGAGCGGCGAGGGCACGAGGTGTATTCCATCGAGTGGGATAAGGACTTTGACCATATCGATTGGTACGCGGATATCATGACCGTCACAGCGCAGGATATCTTGGAACGCTTTGGGCGCCCGGACGTCATTTGGGCAAGCCCGGACTGCGCCACATTTTCTATTGCGGCCATCAGTCACCACAGGCGGAAAAACCCCGAGACAGGGAATTTGGACCCGGTGAGCGAGTATGCCAAGTTTTGCGATGCAGTTGATCAGCATGTTTTACGTCTGATATTAGCCCTATCTCCTATGTACTGGTTCGTCGAGAATCCGAGGGGGGGCATGCGCAAAATGACGTGGATGCAGGGCTTGCCCAGATACACCGTTACATATTGCCAATACGGCGATAGCAGAATGAAACCAACCGATATCTGGACGAATCACCCGGACCCCGGATTTAAGCCGCCGTGTCACAATGGAGACCCGTGCCATGTAGCCGCGCCGCGAGGGGCAAAGACGGGCACGCAGGGGCTCGCCGGGAGCCGGGAGCGGTCAGTTATACCGGCAGACCTGTGCGAGCATATCGTAGACATTTGTGAGGGGGGGGAGTGGAATGTCACAGTCTGTTAAAGCGCCATTTAAGTTTTCGTATACGCAGCCGTCATTAGATTGGTTTGAGACTATCAACGTAGAGATCAATCCAGACGACTACTATTACTTTGAACTCCAGCGGAGATATGGCCCTGACTGGTGGCTTATCGGAAAAAATCCGCCCATAGAAAATTCTACACGGCACGAATGGTCGGAAACAGCGCTCGGGAGAATTTCCTGCCGTGACATTGCAAAGTTTGTTGAGGGGCAAGAAGTGACGGTGGTGGAAGCAAAATTGTTGGAATCTCGGCAATTAGCGGCTCTTTAGACCTTCTTCACGAAATTAAAGCGCTTTTGCTTAACCCCGGCATCGCCAAAGCTATGGCGGATCAATTGGGCGGATTGGAGGATTGACATGGCCACATTACGCATGATTCCCGGCATTACATACACACGGCAAAACCTTGAAGCATTGACTGGGATGCCGGACAGAGCAAACCGCCGGATGATACGGGAGCAGCGGCGGCAGGGTGTACCCATCGTTGCGCTGAAAGACGGCGGGTACAAGCTGGCGGAAACGGAGGAAGAAAAGCAAGCCTTGCTTGCAATGTACCGCAAGCGGGCACTGGACGAGCTGGACACCTGCAGCAGGCTTGCAAAGGCCATGCAGGTGGATGGGCAGATGGAGATGGGTGGCGGCGCGTAATGAAGGAAATCGTAACACTGTTCATCATCGTCTTTGGTATATCATTCACAATAATTTATAACATTTTCGGAGGTAAAAAGTAATGAAAAAGGCTATCGCAATTTCTGTTTCTGCATTGTTGGCGGTCGTTGTTGCAGTTTACTGTATTGTTTGCTTAGAGCGAATCAAGGTTGGGTATGTCGGTGTTGTTTACTCATCGAAGGGTGTCTAGGAAACCACGCTGGCGCAGGGCTGGCATTGGCTGTCTCCCCTGAAGCATATCAAGCAGTTCCCTATCAGCCAGCAGCAGATTGTGTTTTCCGATGACCCTGCCGATTATAACACGGACGAGCACGCAGACTGGCACATTGACGCGCCCGCAAATGGCGGGATGGTAGGAATTAACCTGACGGTAAACTACAACTTCATCCCTGACCGCGTGGTGAGCCTGTACGAGAAGTTCAACGGAATGGACGGAGAAACCATTGTGGAGAGCCGTGTACGAAATAGCATCATCGCGTATGTGAAGGAAGTTACCCCCAGATTCAGTGTTATGGACATTTACGCTGACAAAAAGCCGGATGTAAACAAGGCAATCACCGATTACCTGAATGAACGCCTGACCGCCGAATATGGAATCAATGTTTCCAGTGCGTTGGTGATTGATGTGGAACTGGATTCCGCCTTGCAGGAAAAAGTCAGAGCAAAAGAGCAGGCAAAGCAGGACGCGGAAATTGCTGAACTTGCGAAGCAGACAGCAGAAGCGCAGGCGGAGACGAATCGCGTTGTAGCTGAATCCGAAGCTGCCGTTAAAATTATTGAGGCACAGGCAGAGGCAGAATCCAACAAAACTATTGCAGAATCCATCACCCCAGAACTGATTCAGATGAAGGAAGCAGAGGCGCGGATAAAGCATGGATGGGTTACGGTGCAGGGTGCTGACACGGTGGTAACAGGAAACTGAAATGAGCGTAAATTTTACCATACCCCTGCCGCCGGTTACAAAGAAAAACAGCCAGCGCATTATGCACAGCAGCAAGACGGGGGCATCGTTTATCATGCCGTCGCAGCAGTACATCGATTACGAGGCGGAAGCTGTATGGCACTGCAAAAAGGCGGGTGTGCATGAGCCGATAGATTATCCCGTGGAGGTTAAATGTCTGTTTTATATGCCAACCAGGCGGCGAGTGGATTTAACAAATCTGCTGGAAGCTGTGGACGATGTGATGGTCAAGGCGCGGGTGCTGCTGGACGACCACTGCGGCATTATCGTTAGCCATGACGGAAGCCGGGTACTGTACGACAAAGAGAATCCGCGCACGGAGGTGTACATAACTGCCTATGAATGATTTTGATTATGACATCGCACAGAAAAAGCGCGTTGCAAGAGGGGCATATGCCCATGTGAACCGCAAGCGTGGAAAATGCAGATTGCCCAGTGACTATCTCACTGCGGCGCAGAGGAAGGAGATGAACGGAGCGGTGAAAACCTACAACATCACGCGGCCTATGCCGATGGAAGAATTCGTACAGATGCCGGATGATTTGAAGGCTGAATATTTCCGCAACATGCAGAGATTCGGTGGCGCAGCTACCTACCTTGTGGATGAGATGAATGCTTCTGCCGGAAGAATCCGGAGGGAGGCGGAAAAAATAGGAGTTCCGTTTTTGCACGGATGCGGGAATCGGAAGAAATGGAGCGAAAAATTGGCAGAGTGGCATGCACCGGAAGCAACAGCAGCGGAAACGGCAGACGAGAACCAATTCTCCCCCCCACCCACGGAGGGGGGGAGAGTGGAGCTGCTGCACGCACGGCTGACCATCCGGGGAGAGCGAGAAAGCATTTTGCAAAATCTGCGCCTGCTTATGCCGGATGATTGCGAAATCACGGTTGAGTGGTGAGAAGCGAGGGACGAGCAGTGGATCGTATGCGGAGGAGAGATAGGAAAATGAGCAGAAAAAGGATATTTGCCGTGGTGGGCGGCGCGGCGCTTGGGTTGTTGATTGCCGCCGGGATATTGTGGGTGCAGATTCTTGCCGCCGAAGCAGAATGTGCGGCAGAGCGCGAGGTTTGCAAAGGCCGGGAAACGACATATGAGATAGGAGGTTGACAATATGGACGCTGTGAAGTTTATTGAAGAGCACAGAAGAATGTATAAGGTTACTGGGAAACATTTGCCTACTTTGGCTGAGGGAATACCGGCCGAGGACATTGTAAAAGAAGTAGAGGAATGGTCTGCTGCACATCCGCGTAAGACGCGGCAGAGCGTGTTTCTGGAGCAATACCCGGAGGCGCTGGTTCTCGACGGGGGAACTTTGAGTTCGTGTCCCGTGCTTTTTTCTTCCGAATACAGGAATGCGTACGGGGGATGCGCAAGTCCTTATGGGTCCTGTGCCGAATGCCGCCGCGAGTTCTGGATGCAGGAGGTGGAGTGAAATGACAAAACAAGAAGCTGCTGTTATGTTAGTGCAGTTGTATGCAGACTACTCTACCTTGTTCGACAAATATGCGTGGTCTCCCAGTGATGGGATGTCAGAGGCAGTAGCAATAGCTGTGCAGTCGTTGCAGGAGGTGGAGTGACATGAAACCAGTGAATTGTCTTCGCTGCGATTTTCGCCATAAGGATAACGGGAACTGCACTGCTGTCGGGGGATTCTGCACGGCGGTACCGGCTGCACACTGCCCGATGTTGCGGGGATATTTGGACACGGGACTTACGCCGGAGGAGTTCCACGCCTATTGGGTGTTTTTGGAGGACATGATCGGTGAGCAGAAAGCCAGCGAGGCACTGGACAGGTTCCGCCAGCTGGTCAAGGCCGACAGGGACGGGCGGCTGGTGGTACTGCCGTGCAAGGTGGGCCAGCGGGTGTTCGCCTTGCTGGACACGGATAAGCATATAAGCGAGTGCGAGGTCAAGCAGATTGGCATGGGCAATAAAATCGGCTTTATTGGCCTTGAGCCAATAGGCGCCAGAGGGCGGGAGTATGGCGTAGCGCTAAACGGATTTGGTAAGACCGTATTCCTTACCCGCGAAGAGGCGGAGAAAGCACTGGAGGCGATGAAGAAATGAGTAAGGCTGTCATGCTGAGCATCCGCCCGAAGTGGTGCGAGAAGATCGTCAACGGCGAAAAGACGATTGAGGTGCGAAAGACCCGCCCGAAGCTGGAAACGCCGTTTAAGTGCTACATTTATGAAACACAGGGCTGGGTGGAGAAGGACGGCATCATGGCATTTAGGCTCGGAGGGCGTGTTATTGGCGAGTTTACCTGTGACCGCATTTACGGAATTGGTAAGCGGGGAATACCTGAAAATTTCGATTATTGTTACCTCTCGCTCAACGAATGGGGGAATGACGATATTGAAGTCGAAATCAGAGCCATATCCGCGTCGTGCGTTTCAAAAGAAGAACTCAACGCTTATGGGTCCAAAGCACCGTTTCTCTATGGTTGGCACATTACTGACCTGAAAATCTACAACACGCCGAAGGAGCTGAGCAAGTTTTTCCCTGTGTGCAAGTATAAAAATGATGATGGATCGTGTCCATCGCGCAGGGTTGCTTGCTCATATCAAAAATATGACTACAACCCTGACGGGAGCATCAATCTTGTCGAGTGTGGGAGGACGCTTGAACGCCCGCCCCAGAGCTGGTGCTATGTGGAGGCGATGGAATGAAGCTGACTATTATCTTCAAGGAAGAGATTGAGGAACACATGAAAAAGCAATTCGGGCATTTCACGAATCCGCGGCAGGTATACGGTGTGCGGTCCGTACACATGGAAGGGGGATACCTATACTCCACTATTTCGGACACGGTTCGCTGGCGTATGGATGACATTTCCAGATTTTACTGTGAGGAGGGCTGAAAATGGCTGAATACATTGATCGGGAAGCGTTACGCAAAATTTTAGAGAATTGGCGGGACGCTCATGCAGATGTTGATGACGAAGAGGGGTGTGGGCTGCTTGAAGATGTGATATGGGAGGTAGACGCACAGCCTGCCGCCGATGTTGCCTCGGTGGTACATGGACGGTGGAATGTTGTTGAAGGGCGCAGGCTTGATAATGCCATATGCTCTAACTGTGGTAGGCGTTTTCAGGCATATTATGAAGCGTATCGTTTTTGCCCCAACTGCGGGGCGAAGATGGACGGAGGTGACAGCGATGAGGCTGATTGATGGTGACAAACTGCAAGAGTTCCCCATTCGGGCGAACCGTTGTGACAAAGAACACGCCAACACGCATTTCATCAATGGCATCGAGTCTGTGATGGAGTATGCGGAGCTGCTGCCCACCGTGGACGCTGTGCCGGTGGTGCGGTGTAAGGAATGCAAGTGGTTTGCGGATAATAACGACGGGGAGTGGTTTGGTTGCTGGCTCTTTCAAACCATCCGGATTATCCCAGAAGATGCACCTAAACCTGACGACTTCTGCTCCTACGGCGAACGGAAGGAAGGTGCGGAATGTTAATTTGCACTTGCCCTAACGAGCTGGAATGTCCCGCATTATTATCAGATGTGGTGTGTTTTCCGTGGTGCGAATATCTGGAGGACGGTGACGGCGATGCTTGATGACTGCAAATGGATGCAGGACGAAATATGCGTCAACGCAGATTGCCCGGCGTGTGCGGATTATTGCCCAGTGCCAGATACACCGGGCGTATGCAAATACGAGGAAAGGGGTGATAGCGATGCTCAAAAGGGTAAACGGCAGACCGGTGCCAAATAATCCGGCCAAGGCCTACGAACTGGGCCGTCTGGATGGCACCAAACAATGCATGGACAATGTTTCTTGCGTGCTGTTGGACAAGCTCGGGTTTCATGTGCGGGAGGAGACGGCGGACGAGTACGACACCCGCAGTCTGGAATACTTACAGCAGTGCCTTGTGGAGCTGGTGGAGGCCAAAAACAACGGATATATCAAGATGGCGGACATCGAAAAGGCCCTGCGGGGCGAATATAAGATGGTAAACAGCGCGGAGTAAAGGAGGGCAAATGAGCAAAAAGGCGATATTGCCGTATGATGTGCGGCTTGAGTGCATTGCCTATGTCAGAGGTTATCCACGGCGGGTACAGGCGTACAACGATGCACGGAGCGAGATACTGAGCGGCGGAAACAGTGCAACAGAGGGTATGCCCCGCTCCCCCGGTATTGGTAGACCGGCCGAGAGCAAGGCGGAGCAGCTTGCCGCCATAGAGAACTGGCCGGAAACCAAGAAAATGCGGGCTGTTGAATACGCCATAGACCGTTGCGGGCGGGATTTGGAGAGTGAGAGCGTTCGAAAGCAGCTTACACAGGGGATCATGCGCAACTGTCAGGGCAAGCATAAGTATTCCCGCAACAAGATTATCGTGCCTGGGATAAGCGAGCGGACATTCAGCAGGAGAAAAGAGCAGTTTTTGCTTGACATAGCCATATATTCTGGGATTGCAGAGAAAGTTGGCACAAATTCCACCTAATGATGTGCTACAATAGGTACAGTGGATGATAAGGCATAGTCATCCACCCGTCTTTCCACTCAACCCGTTTCCTCCATCTTATGCGCCGCCGGTATTGGGCGCACCTTCTGGCACCGAAAGGTCATACCGGTATAAACAGCCTGTAGGGAAACCTATGGGCTGTTGTTATATGCAGGCGTAACTCAGATGGTTAGAGAGCGGGGCTTATCTTTCCACGAGATCGTGTCGCTGGTTCGAGTCCAGCCGCCTGCACCAAATCCCAAAGCTGACAGCGTACAGGGGCAATATTGCGGCAAGCCCATACTTGGCGAGCGTTGTGTCCCGTCAGCAGGGCGTGGCTCCGCGAAGGGCCGTTCGATTTGCCCGCGTTGAATCGAGCGTTACTTAGAACACGTACCCGCTCCGGCGGGTACGCAAACGCGGGATATAGGGGCGAATGTTCCAAGGCTGGCGAGGCGGTCTCCAAAACCGCTTGGGTGGGTTCGATTCCCAACCGTCCCTGCCAGTGGCCGGGTAGCGCCCGGACAATGTGAGACCGTTGTCGTCATGGCTCACATGGAAATGACAATGCTCGCTGAAAACTGCGCTTGTCTTGATGCGTCAAGACCGGTTTGACCTGACGGAATAGGGGCTACGACTTTTCGGAGCGTAGTTGCCGGTAGCGTGTGACAATCTAAGCGGGAAGACGACCAATATGCGGCATAGGTGCCCCGTAAGGGGAGACCACAGCGAGTGACGGGGACTTTCCCTGAAGCGCTAAAGCAGAGCAGGACTGCAATGCCGCACCAACCACACAAGCGGGCGAGGAAGCGCGAGAAATTAAGTACACACAAGCTGTGGCCACAGCGGCGGACAGTTAATCCGCAAAAACAGTGTGCGGCTGATGAAAAGGCGCGGCGCGGTGTGGCACCGAAATAACTGTGTAACCCATGTTTGAGAGCTTCTAGAAGGCCGCATGGGCGGGGAAAGACTGTTACTGTAGCCAAGGGGTGGGGGCTGGTAGCAAAACAGGAGGATGGCGTGGACGATATTACAAGGCAGCCATACGCCAAATGGCTTGAAGAAAGCATAGCAACTATCGCAGGGATTGACCCTTGTTGTATTTGCTTTGCAGCGACAAAAGCAGACGGCACGGTGTTCACCGGCTATTATAATGCAGACGCGGCGGACAAGGCCGTTTTTGCGCACAATATCCAGTCCGACATCGTGATGGATATCATCAAGGCGAATGCTGACACAATCAGCGGGATTTTGGAGGACGGCAAATGATTCTCTGCGGTAAAGACTGCACACCATGCTGTGACTTCTGCACCCACGTCAAACACGGTACAGTAGTAGTTGACGGTAAGCGTGTAACTACTGGGCCTGTTGGCTGCAAACTGCACAAGGACAAAGAGCATCATGACATTGCCGCCACCTGTGGGTAATGTGACAACTTTCATTGCTTCCAGAGCCTGGTGTCCGTAGATCGAGAGATGCAAGAGGGAGACGGAGAATGAACGACGACCACAAGGACATTATCAACAAGATAACGTATTCCGCCGAAGAAATAGATAGGATCATGAAAATCAATATGCGGCTCATTACGAAATTCAAAACCCATTTGCACAAAGAGTATGGCGCCGCTATTGAAGATATTGCGAAGATGTTTGACACACTCTACGCAGAACAGCAAAAAGAAACGCCGTTGATGTGGTATGAGTATTGCTACGGTGTTAAAGATACAGGGAAATAAAAACAAATTATTTGGATTGGAAGTGAGCGTATGGCTGGCGGAGCGCCGAGAAAATGGAAAAGCGTAAAGGCAATGCAGGAGGCCATTGACGTTTACTTCAAAAAGTGCGAAGGCGAACCGTTTATCGGAGATGACGGCTGTGCCGTGCGAGATAAGTACGGGGTGCCGATTATCATCAATGCAAAGCCCCCGACAATCACAGGGCTTGCATTGGCGCTTGGATTCACAGGGAGACAAGCACTGCTGGATTATCAAGCAAGACCAGAGTTTGCGGACACGGTTACGCGCGCGAAGTCCAGATGTGAAGAATACGCCGAATCTCGGCTCTATGACAAAGACGGTGCGAACGGCGCGAAATTCTCGCTTGGCTGCAATTTTGGGTGGAACTCCGAGAACGAAAAAAGCGGCGATCCTGCGGCGTTGGCAGCTTTGCTTACTGCGTTAAAGGGCGAGAACAATGCAAATTAAAACGCTATCCGCAAAGCAGCGCAAAATAATGGAGTTTATCGGCTCCGATGATATGGCGCTGATCTGCGACGGCTCCGTCCGTTCCGGAAAGACGACGGTCATGTCGATGGCGTTTGTGCTGTGGGCGATGCAGAACTACGACCACACGAATTTCGCTATTTGCGGGAAGACGGTGCAGGCGGCAGAGCGAAATATCTTAAAACCGTTGATGGAAATTGACGGACTGGGTGTTGCGCTGTCCATGCATTACAAGGTTTCCACGAGAATTTTAACCGTTCGGTGTGGGGATAGGAAAAATTGGTTTTACCTATTCGGCGGCAAGGATGAAAGCTCGTATATGCTCATACAAGGCATCACGCTTGCTGGGGTCCTATTCGATGAAGTGGCGCTTATGCCGCGTTCGTTTGTAGAGCAAGCGCTTTCCCGTGCGATTTCATTTGAGCATCCGAAGTATTTTTTTAACTGTAACCCCGAATCGCCGCAGCATTGGTTTTACAAAGAGTGGATTGAAAACGAACGGGAGAATACGCAGCACATTCACTTCCTGCTGGAAGACAACCCAATTCTCACACCGCAGATGATCGAGAGGACAAAGGCCATGTATAGCGGCGTGTTCTACGATCGATACATTCGCGGATTGTGGGTAGTGGCCGAGGGGCTGATCTATCCCATGTTTGGCGATAGCTGCATTGTGGACAAGCTACCGGAAAACGGAGAATACTATGTGTCCTGCGACTATGGAACACTTAACCCGTTTTCCGCAGGACTGTGGTGTTGGGACGGCAAGACAGCCACGCGCATCCGCGAGTATTACTATTCCGGGCGCGAGAACCAGAAGAACAAGACGGACGAGGAATACGCCGACGAAATTAAAAAGCTCATCGGCGAGGCGGATGTCAAAAGCATCATCGTTGACCCGTCTGCCGCCTCGTTTATCGAGGTTTTGCGGCGGCGTGGTTATATGGTGCGAAAGGCCAACAACGATGTGACAAACGGCATTATGACTACGGCGCGGTTTTTGCAGGACGGCATAATCAAGATACACCGAGATTGCAAAGCCTGCATTCGAGAGTTCGGACTGTATCGGTGGGACGAAAAATCCACCGATGACAGGCCAATCAAGGAAAATGACCACGCGATGGACGAGACGCGCTATTTTTCCTATACAATCTTGAAGAATAAGGCGTATAAACGCGATTATGTCCCCATTTGGAGCAGATAGGAGTGAGAGACTATCAAAACTTACAATGACCTTGTTGCGGTCGGAGAAAGTGACCAGGCGCGGATGGAGTTTATCCGCAGCGCGATCAACGAGCATCGCGAATCCCACGCATATAAGACGGCGGCGGATGCTGAGGAATATTACAACGGCCTGAATCCGACCATTAACCGCTACGAAAAGATCATCTACGATATGCAGGGCCGTGCCCACACGGATATGTGGACGGCGAACCACAAGCTGGCCAGCCGGTTTTTTGGCCTGGCGGTGGATCAGGAGGTTTCGTATCTGCTGGGTAACGGCGTAACCTTTGCGGAGAAGGAAACGCCGAACAAGCTATGCCCGGACTTCGATCAGGAAGTCATGGATGCAGCGCGTGAGGCGAAAATTGCGGGCGTGTCCTTCGGTTTCTGGGATTTGACGCATTTGCGTGTGTTCTCCATGCTTGAGTTCGTCCCCCTCTATGATGAAGAAGACGGCGCGATGAAAGCCGGTATCCGGTTCTGGCAAGTGGCACCGGATAAGCCCTTGAGAGCAACGCTGTATGAGATCGACGGATTTACCGAGTATTTCCAGCCCAGCGGCGAGGATATGACCGTCATGCAGCCAAAGCGCAGCTATAAGCTGATCGAGCGCAAGGCGGAAGTCGGCGAAACAGAGATTTACGACGGCGGGAATTATCCGAGTTTCCCAATCGTGCCGCTGAAGAACAATAAGCGGTGTCTGTCCGAGATCGTCGGCAAGCGCAACACCATTGACGCGCTCGACCTTGCGTCCTCTAACATGGTAAACAACGTGGACGAGGGCAATTTGATCTACTGGGTGCTGTCCAACTGCAACGGCATGGATGACCTTGACGACGCAAAGTTTGTGGAGCGCTTGAAAACCACCCATGTCGCCCACGCCGACGGCGACGATGGCGCGAAGGTGGAGAGCAAGACCATCGAGGCACCGTATGAGGGCACAAGTAGCACCATTGATATGCTCAAAAAAAAGCTGTACGAGGATTTCCAGTGCTTTGACGCGGCGGCAGTATCTGCCGGCAACCAGACGGCGACCGCGATCAAGGCCAGCTATGTGCCTCTGGATTTGAAAACGGATAAGTTTGAATCCGAGGTCACGCGGTTTATTGTTGAGATCCTGCGTCTGGCAGGCATTGAGGACCAGCCGAGTTATACGCGCAATCAGATCATCAACAAGAGCGAGGAAACGCAGAACATTCTTCTGGGTGCGGCGTATTACGATGACGAATACATCACGAAGAAGCTGCTGACCATCAACGGCGACATTGACCAGTACGAGGACATGGCAAAGCGGAAGGCTGCAGAAGAGATTGACCGGAGCTTTGCGGAACCGGATGCGCCGGAGGTGAACGGCGATGGCGAACAGTGACCTCGGACACAAGCTGACCGACAAGGAACTTGCAAAGCTGGAACGGCGCATTGCGAAGTTGTACCGTGAGGCTGGGGAAGAGCTGCAAGCTACCATAGACGCATACTTTGATCAATTCAAAAAGCGCGACGAGGAAATGAAGGCGCTGATCGGAACTGTGCAGAACGGCAAGGAATGGACGGAGGCCGATTATAATCAATGGCGGCTGAACCAGATCGGACGCGGGGAACGATATCAGGCCATGCGCGATAAGGTAGCGCAGAGGGCGACCGACGCAAACGCTGTGGCGGTTTCCTATACCAACGATGCGACGCCGGGTATTTACAGCCTGAACCGCAATTATGCGGCTTACACCATTGAACGTGTCACCGGAAATATCGGCTTTGACCTGTGGGACGAGCAGATGGTAAAGCGGCTTATGGTAGAGCAGCCGGACTTAATGCCGTACTACCCAAAGGACAGGGCACTGAAACGCGGTATCGACCTCGCGTATGGCAAGAAGCAAATCACGGCAAGCGTCACCAGCTCCATCTTGCAGGGAAAGAGCATCAAGCACATGGCGGATGATTTGCAAAAGCGCATTACCACCATGAGCCGCGATTCCGCCATCCGCACCGCCCGTACAGCCGTGACCGGCGCACAGAATGCCGGACGCATGGACAGCTACGCAGCGGCGGAGAAGATGGGGATAAAGCTCAAAAAAGAATGGTTGGCTACGCTGGACGCGCGTACACGCCACTCTCATGCCATGCTTGACGGCGAACAAGTGGCGCAGGACAAGAAGTTTTCTAACGGTTGTCGTTTTCCCGGCGACCCACAAGGACCACCGTGGGAGATATATAACTGCCGCTGTACGCTGATTGCCGCCGTGGATGGGGTAGATACATCAGACGGGCTGCGTAGGACACGCGACGGGCTTATATCTGACATGACATATGCGCAGTGGGAAGCATCGAAGCAGGGATACAGCGGCAAACAGTTATCCCCATATCACATGGGGATCGAAAAATCTGCAAAGGATGTTACGAAGAAATACATAGATTCCGCCAAGCCCCGCATGGGTAAGGTGCGATACGAGAACGGGTACCGCTCCAAAAACCACAAAGAAGAAATAAATGTTGCAAATCAAATTAGAGAGCTGTTCGGTGGGAAAATTGTGCTATTGAAAGAATCGCAGACGCCAGGTATGAAAATGCCAGACATGCTGTGGAAAGGGAAGCAATGGGAAATAAAGTCGATTTCCACAGAAAAAGCCGCAGATAGCGCTCTGCGCAAGGCGATAAAGCAGATACACGGGAACCAAGGCGGGGTGATTTTTGATGTTGCCGATGGGATTGATAAGCAAAAACTAATTGATGTATTGGATGCGAGAGCAACAAGAAGCAAATCGTTTAATGCAGATATAATTGCGCTGCATAACGGGTCTGTCCTCTTTGTGCGGCGATATAAGAAATGAGGCAACCCCCCACCAGAACGGGCGGAGGATTACCTCGATAAAACGGAAACATAAGTTTCCTCACTGTCAGTATATGCAATCCCCGTAAAAAAGTCAAGAGGTATTTTGTGATGAGCGTTGAAATCACCGACAACAGCAAAGAAGTCTCTGCTGCCATCAAAGCGGCGCTGCTGCGCGGGCTTGAAAAATGCGGGCTGGTGGCAGAGGGATATTCGAAAAAGCTGTGCCCCGTGGATACCGGAAATCTGCGCAACAGCATTACTCATGTGGTAGACGAGCAGGAACCGGCGGCAATCATCGGAACAGATTCTGAGTACGGTGCGTATGTGGAATTAGGAACCGGCATTTACGCCGAAGGTGGCGGCGGACGGCCTACACCGTGGGTGTATCAGGACGCAAAGGGAAATTGGCATTACACGCGTGGCAACAAGGCACAGCCGTTTTTGAAACCTGCTGCCGCCGACCATGCCATCCAATACCGGAAGATATTGGAGGACGAACTGAAATAGGAGCTAATTGCTTACAAATTGTATGCAGTTGGCTCTTTTTGTTAATTACCGTAAAGGACAGCGGTTTTTATAAAACTATCGTTTCCGAAGGAACGGAACCGAAGAAAAGGAGATAGTGTCATGGCACTTACACGAAAACTTTTGAAGGGTATGGGGCTTACCGATGAGCAGGTTGATACCATCATCGAGGCGCATACCGACACCGTGGACGGCCTAAAGGCGGATGTGACCCGCTACAAGGCCGATGCGGAGAAGCTGCCCGGCGTTCAGAAGCAGTTGGACGACCTCAAGGCAGCGGGTGACGGCGGTTACAAGGAGAAGTACGAGAAGGAACACTCGGCCTTTGAAGCCTTTAAGACCGACATCACGGCAAAGGAAAGCAAGGCGGCAAAGGAAAAGGCCGTGCGTGCTTACTTTGAGAGCAAAAACATCACCGGCGCGAATTTGGACCTTGCGATGCGCGGCTGTGGCGAAGAAATGGCCGCATTGGAGATGGACGGCGACAAGATCAAGGACACCAAGAGCCTTGATGCGCTCGTAGACGGCACCTACAAGGGGCTTGTCTCCACCACACAGACGCACGGAGCGAATCCCGCCAACCCCCCGGCAAACACCGGCGGCGCAAAATCCCGAGAGGACATCTACAAGAAGGACGATAAAGGCCGCTATGTGATGTCTACGGCGGAGCGCCAGAAAGCGCTTGCCGATCTGATGGCAAGCGAAAATAACTGATTTTTTGAAAGGAGCTATTTATGGCTGCGAAAACTAACGTAACAACTTCTGCACAGTTTACCACTTCCGCCCGTGAGGTGGATTTCGTTTCCCGCTTCTCCGATAACTGGGACGCACTGCGTAACATCATGGGCATTATGCGTCCCATTCGCAAGGCCCCCGGCACGAAGCTGGTTTCCTACAAGGCCAGCGTGGACGGTGGCCTCAAGGGCGGCACCGTGGCAGAGGGTGACGAGATCCCCTTCACCAAGATGAAGGTGGCGCCTGTTGCCTATGGCGACATCGACATTTCCAAGTATGCTAAGAGCGTGACGATCGAGAGCGTGGCGAAGTACGGCGCTGACGTTGCCGTGGAGAAGACCGACGAGGCTTTCCTCGTGGCCCTGCAGAACAAGGTCCTGACCGACTTCTATACCTTCCTCGGTACCGGCACTTTGAAGGTGACCGAGAAGACGTGGCAGCGTGCTCTGGCTATGGCAAAGGGCAAGGTGCTGGACAAGTTTGCCGGTCTCGACAAGGACGTGACCGAGGTGGTGGGCTTCGCCAACATCATCGACGCTTACGATTACCTGGGTGACAAGGAGATCACCGTGCAGACGATGTTCGGCATCAACTACGTGGAGAACTTCATGGGCTACCGCACCCTGTTCCTGCTGCCCGAGAAGTACATCGCCTCCAAGAAGGTGATCGCTCTGCCCGTGGAGAACATCGACCTGTACTATGTAGACCCGAGCGACAGCGACTTTGCCAAGCTGGGGCTGAATTACACCGTGAAGGGCGAGACCAACCTGATCGGCGTCCATGTTGACGGCGATTACAGCCGCGCCACGGGCGATATGTACGCCATCATGGGCATGAAGCTGTGGGCTGAGTATCTGGACGGCATTGCCGTGGCTACCGTTTCTGTGGCCGGCGCGGGCTAAATAGGGGGGCAGCGTAATGCTTGAACAAGTCTTACGGCACTTGAACAACTGGTTCCTTGTGGAGATTCACGAGGGCACGTTCGCCGTGGAGAACGGCAGCATTGCGCTGCCCTTTCTCCTGACCAATCAATATTTCCGCATCTGCGGCTCTGTGTTTAATGACGGTCTGCATCAATATCCGGCGGCTGACCTTACGGATGAAACCTTTACCGGAACGGTGTGGGTGTTGGCTGTTCCGAAGGCTGTGGTTTTGCTTGCCGAAGATATCGCCGCGTGGGAAGAAAAGAACGGTGAAGCCGTTTTAAGCCCGTACACGAGCGAAAGCTTCGGCGGGTACAGTTACACAAAGGCAAGCGGCGGAAATGCCGACACGAGCGCCGGGACGGGCTGGCAGGGCGCTTTTAAAGGCCGGTTAAATGACTGGCGCAAGCTCAAGGGGGTGGAACCGTGAGTTTACTGGACGATTTTGCCCACAAGTGCATTTTGATGGAGAAAAAGCGCACGCCTGACGGTGCGGGAGGCTACATCACTGCGTGGGAAGAGGGCGCGGAGTTCCTCAATTACCAGTCTCTTGACACATCGATGGAGGCGCGAAAAGCGGAAAAGGACGGCGTTACCTCGGTATATTCCGCGCTGGTCAATCAGAGCGTTCCCATCGAGTACAACGATTATTTCCGCGATACGGAAACGGGGATTACCTATCGTGTGACCTCGAATCCCGAGGAAAAAGCTGCGCCAAGGTCTGCGGGGGCGACCGTCCGAGCACTGAAATTCTTCACCGCGGAGCGAAAGGAGCTGCCGAAATGACAAAGGACAAGGCACTCCATGCGTGGTTTTCCCAATTCCTCCCGTCGTATCCGACCTCGAATGTGCCGGAGGATGCGACCTTCCCGTGGCTGACCTATGAGCTTATCACAGGATCATGGGAGAGCGGCGAGACCGCGCTGACGGTCAACCTCTGGTATTACACCGAGAGCGAAGCGATGCCCAACGCAAAGGCACAAGAAATCAGCGAAGCAATCGGCATGGGTGGCTGTATGGTCGCCTATGACGGCGGAGCAATGTGGATCAAGCGTGGCTCCCCGTGGTGTCAGAACATCGCAGACGAAAGCGATAAAAACATCAAGCGAAGGTATCTCAACATCACGGTGGAATACCTATCGCAAAACTGATGAAAGGAAGAAAATATGAAATTCACAAAAATTCCCTCTGATGCATTTCAGAAGCTCCAGATAAACGCCGGTATTCTGACTACCGATTTTACCCCGGCCACCGGCACCATCGGGGAATCGGGGCAGATTGGCGCGACGACCGGCGGCATTAGCTTTACCGCAACGCCCACCTATAAGGACTATGGAGAGGACATCGACAACTGCCCCAAGAACATGAAGGAACTGAAACGGGTGGATTCCTGGGAGGCGAAGATTGCGGGTACGTTCATTAACGCAGACACCAAGATTGCAAAGAGCCTTTGCGGTGCTGCCGATGTGGGTACCAGCGATGGGAAGGTCACGCCTCGGAACGATCTGTCGGACGTTGACTTTGCCGACATCTGGCTGGTGGGCGACTACTCCGACAAGAACGGAGATAAAAATGGCGGCTTCATCGCCATCCACCTGATGAACGCACTGTCTACCGGCGGCTTCCAGCTGAAGACTAGCGACAAGGCGAAGGGGCAGTTCGCGTTTGAGTATACGGCCCACTACTCCATGAGCGCACAGGACACTGTGCCATTTGAGATCTACATCAAGGCCGGTACGGCGGAGGCGTAACACCATGAAACTGTCAAAAATTAAGGGGGAGCGAGTGTTTGATGTTATCGCAGACATTATCGATCCTATTGCCAACATAGCCGAGGACAAAGTAGCCGCAGCGTTGTTTCAGCGTCAGAAGCTCCCGGATGGCGTAAATGCAAAGGACTTTGTATTGGCAAGGGTTAAGAAATCTGCTCCGCTGCTTTTGCGTGGGCACAAGAAAGATCTGATCGCAATTTTGGCGGCTGTGGAAGGCGTGCCTGCAAAAAAATATGCCGCCGGGCTGACGCTTGCCAAGTTGTTGGTTGATGTTACTGAGCTTATGACGGACGAGGCCTTTACAGACCTTTTTACATCTGCGCAGACCGAGACGGCAGAAACGCCGTCCGGCTCTGTGCAGGAGAATATCGGGGAAGCCAAAGAGTAAAGCCATTTCTGTCATACTGTGTAGCGCGGTATAAGCAGGATGCAGAAGAAAAAGCATATCGAATTTATGCTGCTGACCTGCTTAAAGCAATATGCGAGCGATGTGCGGGCGTTTCAATTGATAAGCGATATATTGAAATTATAGATGTGAGCGAAAAAGACAATCGCTCCTGTGAAGAAATCACCAGCGATATTGTCAATCGTTGCGGGTTACAAGTAAAAAAAGCCGCCCCGTGAAGTGGCGGCGGGCGAATATGCGTTACTTGAGGACATAATCAGAAATCATTCTTCCGATTTTCCCGATGTCTGTGCCTCCCTTAAACTCAAACTTTGCGACATAACCATTGGAGAATGTCAGAACAAGTTCGCTATCCGGAATGATTTCGGCAAAGCCCGGGGTTTGCACGGAGAAAAACTGCACTTTCGAATAGGGCATAGAGCTGAAGGACTTGCGCTTTCCTGTAATCCCCTGTACATCAACCGATATGACTCGCTTGTTAGTAAAAATCAGCTGGTCGCGGACGGTCTTAAATGCGGCAGCGATTTCTTCCCCATCAATCAACAAGCCATTCACTTCGCCACGCACATCAGAAACGGGAATCGGCTTTAAGTCCCACGCAGAATCTTTGTTAAAACTTATCATAAATAATCCCTCCTTGCCGATAGCATACCATACTCCCAATGGAATGTCACGAATAATTTTCAGAATTTACAAAGAGAGCGAGGTGAACGCATGAATCTTCTTGATCTGTTTGTGAAAATATCTGTGCAAGACGAGGCAAGCGAAAATGTAGAGACATTATCAGGAAAATTCAAAAATGGGCTTGCCACTGCGGCTAAAGTCGGCGCCGCAGCTGTAAGTGCGGCTGCTACCGGCATTGCTGTGCTTACGAAAAATGCGCTTAACAACTATGCTGAGTATGAACAGCTGGTCGGTGGCGTTGATACGCTATTCAAGGATAGCTCTGCAAAAGTTCAAGAATATGCAGCAAATGCATATAAGACTGCTGGCCTATCCGCTAACGAATATATGGACACAGTTACAAGTTTTTCTGCGTCCTTGCTGCAATCGCTTGGCGGTGATACAGAAGCGGCGGCAGACATGGCTAATGTTGCAATCACGGATATGTCTGATAATGCCAATAAAATGGGCACGGATATGGCATCTATCCAGAACGCCTATCAGGGGTTTGCAAAGCAGAACTATACCATGCTTGATAACCTGAAGCTTGGCTATGGTGGAACAAAAGAAGAAATGCAGCGCCTTATTGACGATGCAAACGCTCTAAACGCTGCCCAAGGTAAATACACAAATTACAGCATTGAAAGCTATGCGGATATTGTCAGCGCAATCCATGCTGTTCAAGTTGAAATGGGCATATACGGAACAACGGCAGATGAAGCAAGCACCACCATCCAGGGCTCTGTTTCATCCATGAAGGCCGCATGGGTCAATCTGCTGGTTGGCATTGCTGACGATAACGCCAATTTTAAGACACTTACAGAGCAGTTCGTTGATAGTCTTGTTACCGTTGGCGAAAATATTATCCCGCGTATAAATATCATCATCCAAGGGCTTACGCAACTCATAACAGAAGCGTCCCAGACAATCATTCCGTTGGCTGTGCAGATTTTGCTTGAAAACCTGCCGAGCATTGTTGCTGCTGGCATGGATTTAATCATTGCGCTTGTAAGCGGCATCCTTGACAACATCGATATGCTGATTGACTGTGTTCTGGAAATGGTTGATGTCATAGTCGATAAGCTGATTGACAACTTGCCGAAGCTGATAGATGGTGGAATCAGGCTGATTGCTGCACTTGCTAATGGACTGATTCGTGCCATACCGAATTTGGTATCGAAAATTCCCCAAATTATTTCGTCTATCGTGAAGGGGCTTATCAGCGGCATCCCTGCAATTTTCGATGTCGGCAAGAACATAGTCGAAGGACTTTGGAACGGCATCAAAAGCATGGGTTCGTGGGTTTCTGGAAAAGTAAAAGACTTTTTCGGTGGAATTGTAGGTGGAGTTAAGGATTTCTTGGGCATCCACTCCCCGTCTAAAGTGTTCGCCGGTATTGGCGGCTTTATGGCTGAAGGCTTAGGCGAAGGCTTTGACGATCAATTCAAGTCCGTAAAAAAGGACATTGAAAACAGCATGGACTTTGACGCTGGCACAATTACCGCAGATGCGAACATCAGCAGGCACTATACAAGTGGTTCTTACGGAGCAGCAAGCACAAGCTGGGGCGGCGATTCCGGAAAAATTGTAATGCTGCTGGAACAGTATTTGCCTATGCTGGCAAATATGAAAGTCATCATGGACAGCGGTCAGGTTGTCGGTTTGCTTGCCCCCGGCATGGATGAAGAACTAGCCAAAATCAATGCGAGGAGGGCAAGGGCCGTATGATAGGAAAAGTATTTTTTGACGGAAAAGACACTTACACAGAATACGGCCTGCTGCTTGCAAGCAAGTCCATAGCTCTGCCGGAAGTCCGCACGAACATGATCGATGTTCCGGGCCGGGACGGTCTGCTTGACGCGTCCGAAGTGTTGACCGGAGAAGTCACCTATAAGAACCGTACTATTACACTGAAGCTCACCGGCGTGGACACGGTGAGCGGCAAGACATGGCCTGCTACGATTTCCGATTTCTGCAACAAAGTCCACGGCAAGCACGTTAAAATAACATTCCCCGAGGACACCGCCCATTTTTACAGTGGGCGGTGCTCCGTTGGGCAAGTGGAGCTTGTCAAAATGATGCAGACCATCCCGGTCACGGTTGACTGCGACCCGTGGAAATACAAGAACGCAAAAACCACTGTTTCCCGCTCTGATTTGGACACGGCGTATAAACAGCTTGCGCTACCGAATGAAAGCCGCCCTGTTATCCCAACAATCACGGTGGCGCAAGATACCGTATTGCTTTGGGGCGGCAACACAATCAACGTCAGCGCAGGGGATCACATTTTGCCAGCCGTTAGGCTTGCGGCCGGCAACAACATCTTGAAAGCCAAAGTCGCAAGCGGAACGGGAAGTATCACTGTGACGTATCAGGAGGCGAGTATGTAATGTATCAGCTAAAATACAAGGACTACATACTGCATGATATGCGCCTTGCGGATGAAAAACTAATCATCCGCGATCCTTCTGTGAAGCTGGCAGTAAGCAAGGCCGGGGAAATGTCCTTTACGGTGGACGCAGAACATCCCTATTTAAGCAATCTGCGCCGCATGAGCGGCCTTGTGGAGCTGCTGGACGGCACTTTGCCCATATATAGAGGGAGAATCACCAGCGATACAAAAGACTTCTATGGGGCGCACAAAATCGAAACAGAGGGCATTATGGCGGCGCTGAATGACAGCATCATACCACCGTTCAACTTCCCAGATGACTTTGCGGAGGACGATCCCTATAAGGCCGCCGCCGCAAGCGGGAATGTGGTGGAGTTTTTCTTCCGCTGGATTCTGTCACAGCACAATGCGCAGGTGACCGCAGAGCAGCAGATCAAGCCCGGCGTGATTACCGTGTCCGACCAGAACAATTACATTGCCCGCAGCTCTGAGGAGTACTCCACGGCGATGTCCACGATATCCGACAAGCTGATTAAATCGGCTTTGGGCGGGTATCTCCTGATTCGATATGAGGATGACGGGAACTATCTGGATTATTACGCTGCGTTGCCGCTCACAAATACGCAGTCTGTGGAATTTGCTGAGAATCTCCTTGACCTTTCCAGCGAGACGGACGGAACAAACATTTACACCGCTATTCTACCAGAGGGCAAGGACGGCTTGACCATCGAAGCACTGCCAGATGGTGATTTGACAGATGACCTTGTTAAATCCGGGCTTACTATTTATAGCAAGTCTGGCATGGCCACATACGGGCGCATTACCCGGCACATCAAATGGGATGATGTGACTGTTGCCGCCAACCTTCAGACCAAGGCGAAGGCGGCGCTGGCTGACAATGGCCTGTCCATGCCGGAGACCATCACCTGCAAGGCGGTTGATTTGGGCTGGCAAGATGGCATCCAGCATTTCCGGGTGGGCCGGATGACGGCCCTTTTCAGCACTCCGCACGGCTACAGCGCATCCTATCCGCTGATGGAGCTGTCCCCGGATATTCTTGACCCCGGCAACACACAAATCACGCTGGGCGCTACCCAGCAAACCTACACGGGGGCGCAGATAGATGCCAAGCGTGAAACGGATAAACGCATCGAAAGCACACGGCAGGAGATTTCTGAGCGGGTGGACGAATCTTCAAGCCAAGTGATTCAGGCCACACACCAGCAGATTACCGATCTGCAGCAGAATGTCAACTCCATCATCCTGTCCGCTCTGGAAAACTATGTAGAAACCGGGGATTTTGACAGCTACAAAGAGGAGGTCAGCACAAAGCTGTCTGTGCTGACTGACCAGCTGAGCATTGACATCACTAAGGTAACCGAGCGCATTGACAAGGTGGACGGCGATCTGCAAAGCAAGTACAGCGAGATCACAAAGGCTTTCCGGTTTACGTCTGACGGCCTAATCATTGGCGAAACGGGCAATGAAATCCTGCTGCGGCTGGATAATGATGTGTTGCAGTTTGTCCGCAACAACACACCGGAGTTGCAGATCACCGCAGAGGGCGTGGAAGCAATGCGTATCAAGGTATCTATCCTCTGCATCGGAAACGTGGTTTGGACGGAGGACGAAAACGGCGATGTAATTGCCAGTTGACAGGAGTTGAGAACATGGCGTCCATTTACAGCAGCACAAACAAAGGCTGGCGCTTGCGTCTGGATTGGTCAATCACAGGCCAGTCTATCGCAGACAACAAAAGTACATTAAGTCTTGATTTGTGGGTATATGACGGAACCGGATATTCCCAAAACGAGAGCAGCGGCGAAGCGTATTATATACTTCAGGGCGAAAAACGATGGAATCCGTATAATTACAGTTCCACCGGATGGTACAAACTGGGCAGCAAGACTATTACAGTCAGCCATAATGCAGACGGCACGAAAAGTATTGCGCTGACAGCAGAATGGGACTGTGGCTTTGACAGCTCCTACACACCACGCCATTTGTCCTTGTCGGAAACGGTGACGCTGACTACCATTCCAAGAGCGTCCACGGCCACCACAAGCGGCTCCACGCTGGGGGAGACCTTGACCATCACCATCAAGCGGGCCAGCAGCAGCTTTAAGCACAAACTCTATTACACATGCGGCAGCGTCAAGGATCAACTGATTGCAGAGAATGTAAGCACATCGTACAGTTGGAATGCGCCGCCTGTGTCTCTGGCACAGCAAGCGCCAAACGCAGAGACTGTGGCGCTCACACTCACGGTCAAGACGTACAACGGCAGCGCCTATGTTGGGGCGTGGTCAACGGCTGTTAAGCTTGCTGTGCCGTCAACCGTGGTTCCGGCCCTGTCTGTTGCAATCAGCGATCCAACAGGAGTGTCCGACACCTATGGTGGATATGTGCAGCTGCGTAGCAAGGTCAAGGTAGATATCACCGCATCCGGGGTGCAGGGCAGTTCCATCAAGTCTTACAGTATCAAGGTGGGCAGCATCTACGCTGCGACATCGGCCAGTGGTACAACGGATTATCTGCCCGGTTCTGGCGAACTGACTGTTTCCTGTGCTGTCACAGATAGCCGGGGGCGCACGACTACAAAGACACAAAGTATCACTGTCCTTGCTTACAGCAAACCAGCAATTACTGCTATTTCTGCCGCCCGTTGCAATGCCGATGGAACAGCAAACCGGGCTGGCACTTATGGCAAGGTGACTTTCTCCGGGGCCATTACTGCGTTTTCTGCCAAAAACACCGCAGCATATGCGGTGCAGTATAGGGAAGTCGGCGCTGAAGATTGGACTACGGCAGGCCGACCGGCGGCGGGAAACTACGACCCTGCTGATATTTCTGCCGTGTTTGCCGCAGACAAAAGCAAGCGCTACGAAGTTCGGGTTGTGGCAACCGATGCATTTGAAAGCATTGGCTCCACGCTGCGTGACCTCCCGGCAGCGTATGCTCTATACCATCTGGCAAAGCATCTGCTATCTGTGGGGCTGGGCCGTCTCTGTGACAAGGCAAACGCAATTCAAGTGGGGCTGGATGTTTATTTTGATAGGAATGTACAAATAGACGGCACACTGGCGGTAGGAGGGACGACGCTGCTGGATTATGCACATCCGGTGGGGAGTGTATATATCTCCACTGCGGCCACCGACCCTGTCGATCTTTTTGGAGGCGGGACGTGGGAACGCATAAAGGATGTATTCCTGTTGGCTGCGGGTGATACATACGCAGCTGGGGCCAGCGGCGGAGAAGCAGCGCATACACTGACCGCAAATGAGATGCCGAGCCATACGCACAATCCGGCCAATCAGCCGGGGTACTACGGCTTTATCACCAACAGCCAGAAGGCGTTCACCGTGGGTGATATGGGCGTTCAGAGCGGCAGCGGGCGGTACTATCCCTACGCATCGGCGGCATTTGACATCAGCCGAAACACGGCGACCGGTGCGACCGGCGGAGGGAAGGCTCATAACAATATGCCGCCATATCTGGCGGTGTATGCTTGGCGGCGAACAGCCTAATCGTCTCGCTGCGGGTCAATGGAAAATGGGGGTGTAAGGAGGTGATACCACCTTATAACATAGCCCCAGAGGAGAAAGGAAATTACTGAATGGAAACAATCGTCGTAGCTCTCATCACCGGTGGCCTGTCGCTGCTGGGGGTAATCATCACCAGCAACAAGACCACCCGTGATGTGCAGGCCAAGCTGGACACGCAGCAGGCCGTCACCGACACCAAACTGGACGAGCTGACACGGGAAGTCCGGGAGCATAACAACTTCGCCCGGCGCGTCCCGGTGCTGGAGGAGCAGATCAAGGTCGCCAATCACAGGATAGCGGATTTGGAAAGACTGCCCAACCGCTGAGCATCGCAAATCTAAAGTATGAGGAGGGATACCCATGTATCGAGGTACAACGCCCACGCTGACATTCCGCCTGCCCATCGACACGGGGAGCATCACGGTGCTGTCCTTGGCCGTAGCGCAGGCCGGACAGGTTAAAATCGAAAAAGCATTGTCGGATGTACAGCTGGACGGGAATGTTGTCTCCTGCACGCTGACGGAAGCCGAGACCCTGTCGCTTACTGCCGGGAGAGGCATTGACGCAAAGATACAGCTCCGGGTGGGCGTAGGCGGTCAGCGCATGGCATCTCAGGTATTCGAAGTGCCTGTGGAGCGTATCTTGCGGGATGGTGCGCTATGATCGAGTTTGCGGTAACTTTTTCTCCCGGCGCTGACCTGGAGGTCAACATGGGTCAGGTGATGGAGGTGTATGCTACCGAGGAGCGGACGGTGGAGCTGTCTATGCCCTCCGGCAATCAGGTCATCCTGCCCACCAGCAGCAAAGGAATGCGCAAGGTGACGATCCAAAAACCGGACACTATGCTGCCTGAGAACATCAAGAAGGATGTGGTGATCGGCGGCGTGACCGGCGCCCTTGAGGCACCACCGACAGGCCCTTATATAGAGTATACGTCTCTCGACAGTTCTGGTAGAGTGTTTACTGCTAAATTTCGAGGAACAATTGTTCCAGAGCATGCATTCTCTTATTTGGCGGAATTGACATCAGTAGATATGCCAGACAATGTAATTGCAATTGGTGATAATGGTTTTTATCGCTGCCCAAAGCTCCAATTAACAAGTCTCCCTTCCGAAATTACCTCACTCGGAGATTTTGCATTCTCTGATTGTTCAAAGCTAGCTTTAACAAGCCTCCCTTCTGGAATTACCTCAATTGGAGACCAGGCATTTAGGGATTGCTTTAGTCTCGCATTGACAGGTCTTCCTTCTAGAATTACCTCAATCGGAGATTACACATTTAGGAATTGTTCAAAGGTAGCACTAACAAGTCTCCCTCCTGGGATTACCTCAATCGGAGATTTTGCGTTTCTCAACTGTTACCAACTATCAATGACGACCCTGCCTTCTGGAATTACCTCAATCGGACAGTATGCATTCAACAATTGCCCAAGGCTCGCATTGACAAGTCTCCCTTCTGGACTTACTTCATTACCAACAGCCGCATTTCAGTACTGCCCAAAATTAGCATTGACGACCTTCCCGTCTGGAATGACCTCAATTGGGGCTTATGCATTTAAGCAGGGTACAGGTCTCGCATCAATAACCCTTCCCCCCGCACTCACTACAATCGGAGATTTTGCATTTGCCAATTGTACTAACTTAGAAACGGTTAGATTTACAAGCACGGTATCCGCAATCCCCAATGGAGTATTTTCCGGATGCCCAAAACTGTCTACCATTTATGTTCCGTGGTCGCAGGGGCAAGTAGCAAATGCTCCTTGGGGTGCGAGCAATGCCACCATCGTTTACGATTATACTGGGGAGTAAACAAAGACTTATCAACATTTTTTGTGTGCCCGAATCGGGCACGGAAAGGAGAAATTATGGAAACTTTTGGCATCGCAAGCGTGGCGGTCATCACCGTCATCACCTACCTCGTGGGGCTGGTGGGCAAGGCCAGCAGCATGAACGACAAGTGGATCCCCATCCTGTGCGGGGTCTGCGGCGGTCTGCTGGGGGCTGTCAGCTACTATCTGGCACCCATCCCGGACTTTCCGGCTGGTGATCCCATCACCGCCATTGCCGTGGGTATCGTCAGCGGTCTGGCAGCCACCGGCATCAATCAGGCTGTCAAGCAGCTGAGCAAGGGGGAGTGAGATATGGGCAAGCGAGTGTACATCAGCCCCAGCGATCAGACCGACAACCGCTATGCCTACGGCAACACCACCGAGGCCGTTCAGTGCGGCAAAATTGCCGAGGCCTGCCGTGCGGCGCTGGTACGCAGCGGCGTGGCCGTCAAGGTGGGACACATGATCTCCATGGCCCAGAAGTGCAGCGAGTCCAACGCCTTTGACGCTGATCTGCACGTGCCCATCCACACCAACGCCGCAAACGGTCATGTCATGGGCACCCGGCTCTTCTGCTACAACGCCTCCGGCAAGGGGTATAAGGCCTGCAAGGCGATCTATGACCAGTTGGCACCCATCTCCCCCGGCACGAGTGAAAGTATTCAGGAGGAGACCTATTACGAGATTCGTGTCCCTGCCGCCCCTACGGCCTACGTGGAGTGTGAGTTCCACGACACCCCCGCCGGGGCCAAGTGGATCGTGGAGAACACCACCAAGATTGGCGAGGCTATCGCCAAGGGCATCTGCAACTATCTGGGTGTGACCTATAAGGCTGCTGAGCAGCCCAAGCCCGCACCCGCACCGACGACGAAGGAGGAGACGATCAACATGGAACTGCGTATGCTGCGCCGTGGCATGGAGGGCAATGACGTCCGGGCCGCCATGCTGCTGATGAAGGACAAGGGCTATTACCCGGATGAAATTTGGAGCGGTGACAAGCTCTTTGGCCCCAAGATGGAGGCCGGTCTGCGGGAGATGCAGGCTGATCACGGTCTGGGCATGGACGGTATCTTGGGCTCCAATAGCTGGAATTTCCTGCTGAAATAAGGTGAGTTAGGGGTAAAATAATCCACTGGAGGGCGCAGAGGACACCGCTACGCCGGCCTCACGCCCGTGCATAAACATCCGCACCTCCACGGCACACCGTGGGAAATGATAGATCAGCACAAAAGTATCCGCAAAAAACTATCCACTATGGCACCATGCCGCGCCACAGAAACAATCCGTGCGGTAGGGCTACCGGAAGACGAGGAAACCTGTGTAATTGACGTGGACGTTTTTGGCCGCACCTGCGTACAGACGGCGGCAAAACTACATATCAGCGTAGATGGATTTTACAAATTGCGCCGCCGCGCATACCAAAAACTGGCGGATGCATTCAATTCCTAAAAGTAGCCGCACCCTTTTTGGGTGCGGCTATTTTTTGTTTTTGCACACAATTGGTGTACACTGTAACTACATTATTGCAGAATCAAGGCAGAATCCGGGCAGTTTATTTGCCCGGATTTCTTTTATTATAGAGGCAAGGAGGCGGGAATATGTACGAGCGCTTAATCAAATGCGGGTTTACCGCGCAAATGGCGCAGGATATTTGCATTCTGTACGCAGACGATCCCCAGGGGCTTTTAGCGTATGTGGAAATTGCTGAAAGCCTATATAGGGGTCGCAATCATGTATAAATATTTTAATCCAAATCCCTGCGGGAAAAACGTGTCCGATTGCACTGTCCGTGCGATCTGTAAGGCCACGGGAAAGGATTGGGGCGAGGTTTATCTCCGGCTGTGCATGCGTGGCTACTTGGACGGTGATTTACCCAATGCAAACGCCTGTTGGGGCGCGTATCTGCGGTCCTTAGGCTACCGGAGATACATCATACCGGACACTTGCCCGGACTGTTACACGGTCGGCAGGTTTGCCGATGAGCACCCGCGCGGGACATATATTCTCGCCCTCTCTGGGCATGTAGTGTGCGTTCAGGACGGGATCATCTATGACAGCTGGAACAGCGAGAACGAAATCCCGCTTTATTTCTGGGACAAAGAAACGGAGGAATGAACATGGCATATCCCTATTTCAACCCCTATTATCCGCAGCCGATGCCGGACAACCTCATGCAGATGCGGCAGATGCAGCAGCCACAGATGCAGCCCATGCAGCAGCCTATGTCGCAGCCAGTGCAACAGAACCCCATCGCGCAGGGCGGCGTGCAATGGGTAAGCGGCGAGCAGGAGGCAAGAGGTTATCTCATCGCACCCAACTCTGCCGTAGCACTGTGGGATTCCACCGCCCCCACCGTTTACCTCAAGCAGGCAGACGCAAGCGGGAAACCGACGCTCAAGATTTATGACCTCGTAGAACGCACAGAAACGGCCCCTAACGCGCCGCAAAATCCGGGCGTGGAATTTGTCACCCGCGAGGAGTTCGACCGTCTGGCGGCGCTTGTGGGCGAAATAAAGGGTAAGAAGAAACGCAAGGTCGAGGAGGACGAAGACGATGAGTAACCCGTTTATGGCTGCGCTGGGCGGCGGGCAGGGGCCTATGGGGAACTTTGCCCAGATGGTTCAGCAGTTCAACCAGTTCAAAGCAAATTTCAAGGGCGACCCCAAAGCCGAGGTCGAAAAGCTCTTGCAGAGTGGTAGGCTAAACCAGCAGCAGCTTAATCAGCTACAGCAGATGGCGAAGCAGTTTCAAAGCCTGATGCAGTAATCATCAACATAAATCAACATCGTGGCCACGATTTGATGAATAAAAATTTTTCAAAGGAGTGATACTATGTCTCTTTCTGACGGCGGCGTTCAGGCCACTATGCCTGTTGCGCCTACCGGCATGATGAACAGCGGCTTTGGCGGCTTCGGCGGCGATGGCGCGTGGTGGATCATCATTCTTTTCCTGTTTGTGTTCTGCGGCTGGGGCGGCAACGGCTGGGGAAACAACGCCGGCAATTCCGGCGGCGTGGTCGACGGCTATGTGCTGACCTCTGATTTTGCCAATGTCGAGCGCAAGATCGACAGTGTAAATCAGGGCCTTTGCGACGGATTTTACCAGCAGGCGCAGCTTGTCAATGGCACCAACATGGCGCTGGCAAACGGCTTTGCACAGGCCGAGCTTTCCCGCAGCAACCAGCAGGCGGCGCTGATGCAGCAACTCAACGCCATGCAGATGCAGTCCGCTAATTGCTGCTGCGAAAACCGTGCAGCTATCGCCCAGGTGCGCTACGACATGGCGACGCAGGCGTGCGACACGCGCAACACCGTGCAGAACGCCACGCGCGACATCATTGACGCAAACAACCAGAACAGCCGCGCCATCCTCGACTTCCTGACGCAAAGCAAGCTGTCCGACCTCCAGACCGAGAATCAGAATCTGAAGCTGGCGGCATCTCAGGCCGCGCAGAACAACTATCTGATCTCGCAGCTGCGTCCGTGCCCTTCGCCTGCCTACATTACTTGTAACCCGTGGGCAGGTAGCGGTTACGGCGGCTGCGGATGCAATCAGGGCTGCGGCTGCTGACAACTGCATAGCATAGCTTTTTGCCGACAACGGCGAAATGGTCGGCCCCGTGCCGATACTACGATAACGCGGCGGGGCAATCGCTCCGCCGCTGTATTTTTAGAAAGGAGTTTTCCATGCCTGAATACACTGCTGTTGCTGCACAGACCGTAGCGGCAAATCAGAACGTGCTTTTTACCGAGGCGCCAATCCCCTGCACAAAGGGCCTTGTGACCCATCGCACAGGCTCTGGCCTGTTTAATCTCCGGGGTAACTGCTCCCAGTGCCGCGTCCGCTACAAGGTGGACTTTATCGGCAATATTGCCGTAAGCGCCGGCGGGACCCCTGGCCCCATCTCCGTTGCCATTGCGGTTGACGGTGAACCTCTGCCGTCCTCCGTTGCGACGGTGACGCCCACAGCGGCGGAGGCGTTTTTCAATGTGGCGGCATCCGAGTACGTTGACGTTACAAAGGGCTGTTGCGCGTCGCTGTCCATCCGCAACGTTAGTGGCGAGGACATTGACGTGAGAAACGCGAACCTTATCATTACAAGAGTTTGCTGAGAAAGGAGAATGAACAATGGGTATGAAATCTATGTATGACCTGCGCAATATGCTCTGCAAGGAGCTGGACGAGATTACCCGCAAGGGAGAACTTGGCGCGGGTGACCTCGACATCGTGCACAAGCTGACCGACACCATCAAAAACATTGACAAGATCGAGATGCTGGAGGATGACGGCTATTCCCAGCGCCGATATTCCCAGGCCGGTGACTGGGAGGCGGACATGCGCGGAACCTATGGTAAAGGCAGCTCTTATGCCCGCCGGGGCACCCATTATGTCCGCGGCCATTATTCCCGGGACGGTGCCCGGGACGATATGAAGCGCCAGTTGCAGGAGATGCTGGACAACGCCGACGACGAAAGCATCCGCAGAGCCATCCAGCGCTGCATGGACACGATCGAGGACTAAAGGGGGTGCACCCCTATGGTCGACGAGAATGAGGTCAAGCGCTGGATAGCTCGCCTTGAAACAGAAGAATCGAGCTGGACAAACTATGAGAAACTGGCGGCGCTCTACATTATCCGTAACGAGCAAGGCGGGGAGCAACTGCAGGCGAAAGCGCCCCCAATGCTGTATTCTGCAGAGCCTGCGCCGGCCAAGAAAATAAAACCCTCCGGCAGTGAATTTTTGAAAGCGGTCGGGAATGTAGCGCAGGATAGGGCGTGGGAAGTTATGGACGAGCTTATGGACACACTAAAAATCGTCAATGAGAAAGCTTATAACAGCGTCCTAAAAAAACTAACCTAAATCGCTACTACTAACACGTTACTAACAAAGTTAATCTTGGCGAAAATAAAAAAGTCCGGGAACCCTTGAGATTCCTGGACTTTTTTGGTGGAGACTGCTGGACTCGAACCAGTGACCTCCTGCGTGTGAAGCAGGCGCTCTAACCAGCTGAGCTAAGCCTCCCTATTCGGCAACCCTTACGAGTTGCCTTGTGGTGACCCGTACGGGACTCGAACCCATGTTACAGCCGTGAAAGGGCCGTGTCTTAACCGCTTGACCAACGGGCCTTAGAAATACAGAGCTTCGCTAAAACCTCCGACTTCCATCGTCCACTACTGCAGACGACCGTCCCCCTAACCTTAGCGAAACTCTGTAAAAGTGGTAGCGGTAACTGGATTTGAACCGGTGACACTTCGGGTATGAACCGAATGCTCTAGCCAACTGAGCTATACCGCCACATATTGTTTGTGCACTTGAACAGTGCTCTATTATTATACCCACAGATACCCCTTTTGTCAACACATATTTTTAAAAAAATCATATTTTTTCGTGTCGTCCAAAATACAAACGAAGATACGCAAAAATCCCGCTTTCCATTGAATAGAAAGCGGGATTTTTCAACCATTTATCCGAGCCTTGTGGAAAAGCCGGTCAATTCT